CGGTCTCATAAGCCAGCAGCATCGGCAGTTCGAATCTGTCACCCGCATCCATTTTAGGATGCTAACAGCAACCTTTTACTCATAATCCAAACCAGTGGTCCGGTTCGATTCCGGCTAGTAGTGTAATGGTAGCACACAGGTCAAAAAAGTAAAACGCATCCTGTTTATCCAAACAGTGTTGACAACACAAGAGGTTTGTCATATACTATATACATAGCAAGGAAACTTGTTAAAGAGTTTTAGGTTAGGTTCAGCAATACTCATATTACTATGAACTGCTACACTCGTGCTACCGACTGGAGCCTTAACGGGCTTTGAAGGTCGATAGCTATAGCTGGTGTAGATAGAGGAGTTTCGATAAGTCTCCTCGATAAAAACAAAAAGTAGAAAACTAACCTGTTTAGTCATAGGATGACTTCGGCAATTTAAAACTTAATCAATTACCATAGAAAGCGGTCGTAGGACAGTAGCAATACTTCTAGGCAACTAGACGCAGAAGGAATGGATGACCTTGGAAAGACAAGTATGTTTCTAGTAGCAGACACAATTACTAGATAGGCAACATGAATGTTGATAGGGTCTGGGTGCCGTAATTGGCCAGACCAGAAAATAAACAAATTGGCACATTCATCCTGTTAAAGTTTTAGAATGTTAACAGCAACTTTAAATTTATATTGAAAATAAACCAAACACATTCTGTAAAGGTAAAAAGAAAATGAACGCATTTGTTCAAGCAATTCAATCACAAGAGTCGCGTACTGCCAATGGCATGAAGGCTCGTAAGTCATCCGCTAACAAGTGTGTTGACCTGTTCTACAACATCGGCGCAAGTCGTGGTAAGAACATTGTACCCGCATTCACTGCGGCGTATGTTGAAGACGCAGACCTAGCTCTGCGTATCGCACAATGGGCACGTGATGTGCGTGGTGGTGCTGGTGAACGTGAAATCTTCCGTAGTGTCCTTGTACACTTGGAAAAGACCAACCCAGATGCCGCATTGGCTCTGTTGGCTAAAGTGCCAGAAGTGGGTCGTTGGGATGACATCTTTGTGTTCCAAACACCTAAGTTGAAGACCGCTGCCTACACCATGTTGGGCGATGCACTTCGTGTGCAAAACGGTCTTGCTGCCAAGTGGACACCTCGCAAGGGTAAGATCGCAGCAGAAATCCGTGTGTTCTTCGGTATGAGCCCAAAGCAATACCGTAAGCAACTTGTGGCAATGACCCGAGTTGTTGAAACACAGATGTGCGCAGGCGACTGGGATAACATCAACTTCAGTCATGTGCCTTCAGTGGCATCACGCAACTACAAGAAGGCTTTTGCCAAGCATACTCCAAAGTTTGCTGAATACGTAGAAGCATTGGTCAAGGGTACACCTGGTGTCAAGGTTAACGCTAACGCGATTTTCCCACACGATGTGTTGAAGGGTGTTGTTGGTTCATATGGTCGTAAGGATATGTCTAAGACAGATCTAGACCATATCACTGCACAGTGGAACGCCTTGCCTAACTATGTTGGTGATGCTAGCATCCTGGCATTGGTAGACGTTAGCGGCTCTATGAGCACACCAGCAGGTAAGGACACCGGTGTTACTTGTATGGATGTTTCTCTCAGCCTTGGCTTGTACTTGGCTGATAAGAACCGGGGTGTGTTCAAGGACACATTCCTTACATTCAGTGACCGGCCAGAACTGTTGACCCTTAAGGGCGATATTGTTCAGAAGCTGGACCAAATGAGTAAGAGTGATTGGGGTATGAGCACTAACCTACACGCAGCGTTTGAAAAGATTCTGAGTGTAGCAGTTAAGGGCAAGGCTCCACAAAGTGATATGCCAGCAATGGTGTTGATCTTGAGCGACATGCAGTTTAACCAATGTGTTAAGCATGACGACAGTGCGATGGAAATGATCGAACGCAAGTACGAAGCAGCCGGATACACTTGTCCAAAGGTCGTGTTCTGGAACTTGAGTGCTAGCGATAACACTCCAGTGAAGTCTGACAAGAGTGGTGCAGCATTGGTAAGTGGATTCAGTCCAGCAATTATGGCTAGCTTGCTAGGCGCAGATGTTGAACAGTTCACTCCAGAAGGCATTATGCGTAAGACTGTAATGGTTCCACGCTACGATCTGTAAAGAGCAGCGAGTTGGTCACACACTCAGTATGAGCTACTAGGTACCGCGGTAAATCCTAGGGCAGGCAATAGTACACGCTAATGTGATAGAAAAACCCTGACAACTTAGGTTGACAGGGTTTTTTTTTGGCTGTAAAATGTAACTATAAATAAATTTTATTAAGGAATCGTTATGTATAAGAATTTAGAAATGTATGTCAAAGTTTATCGAGAACACGTTGATCCTGCTTTTTGTCGACAGATAGTTGAAGAGTTAAAAGATGCTCAGTTCCAAACACATACATTTTATGATGTAGTAAAGAACACCAGCCATTCTTACGAAAAAGAATTAGATATAAGTTATCATCCAATTTCTGGTGAAGCAGAACTGCATCAACTAACATGGAATGGCATCAAACAATATATAGACGAACTTCAGTTTGATTGGTTTGGAGCCTGGTCGGGTCATACCAAGATCCGATTCAATCAATATCGAGCCGGAACACAAATGAAAGAACACTGTGATCACATTCACAGCATGTTCGACGGCGAGCGCAAAGGTATTCCTACACTTAGTATAGTAGGTGTATTGAATGATGATTATGAAGGCGGAGAGTTTGTCATGTGGCAAGATCGAGATATCAAGTTGAAAACAGGCGATCTGTTAATATTTCCATCCAATTTCTTATATCCACATCGCGTAAATGAAGTAACCAGCGGCACTCGTAACACATTCGTATCTTGGACCTGGTAGCTGGTTGACAAGGCGGTAAAACCGTGTTATAATATATACATATTGTAACACCAGGAATGCAAAATGAGCGAAAAAGAATTGTCAGTTTTAGACAAGGCCAAGCGTGAAGTTCAGTTGGTAGAATGGTCTATCACCACTGTGAGTATTACTGCTCAAGCACATCAGCGCATGTATCACACTGAGCAGTTTTCAGAAAACTATACAGTGGCACTTGATGCATTGAAATTGCAACAGGTTGCGGCTCAAGACCGTTTGAAACAAATTGAAACTTTAGGAGTTGAACTATGAAAATCACCACTGCTGATTGTCTAGTGGCTATAGATAAGTTCTGGCCAGACTTTATTCACGCTTTTGCTGATCTTGGCAAACAGAAATGGAAACGTGAATCTAAAATCAAAAATGAGCAAGGACAGTGGGTTCGATTCTTTGATGCTTTCGAAGACCAAACACCAAATGGTGGGTATGTTCAAACTTGGTTGAAGGTTACTGAAACTGAAACTGGCTTAGTAGTAAGCCACGTGACTGATATCGACCGTGCCTTACTTGCTTCAAAAGCCTCTTTGTGTTATCGTTAATCTAAACAATATTTTGGAGTTGAAGAATGACCACAGGAATAGTTGCTGTAACAGTTTGGGTATTGGTTACCACTGCCGTTGATTCGCATGGCGGCGGTAGTGTTACATATAGTCCACCTTTGGTTGACCTACCAGCATGTGAGTTTTTGCAAAAGAACTTGCCTGATCTACGTTATGTCGGCAATAGATGTATTCAAATTAATATGGCGGTGATAAAATGAACGAACGAATTAAACAACTTGCTATACAAGCAGATATTAAGTTCTTAGAGTTCCACGGTAAAGAATATTGTGAAGCGTGGGTAGAACAACAAGAAAAGTTCGCCGAGTTGATTGTTCGGGAATGTATGGATTTGGCATTGTCTGAACAAAAGCGTTATGCCGCATTTACTCATAGAAATCTGTCTGAATGTGCGGTCACTGTGAGTAATTTTAGATTGTTGATGAAAGACCATTTTGGAGTTGAAAATGAACGAGACTGAAATTAAATTACTAATCGTCGGCACCATTATGCTTGGAGCAGGCATGATGTGGTTGGGTAATATCTTAGGGAGACTCGCATGAGCAAGAGAATGAGAGAACTTGCCGAACAGGCCGGATATTATATTGATCCAGACTTTGATATTGAGTTTGAAGTGTTCGCCGAGTTGATTGTTAGGGAATGTGCTGGCCGAGTTGATTGGATACTTGCTGAAGGTGGTAAGACACAGGGTGATTTGATTCGAGAACATTTTGGAGTTGAAGAATGAAAGTAAGTGAACTTAAACAAATTTTGGAACACACCCGTGATGATAGTGAAGTTATGGTTGCTATTAAACTGCCTTATTCCACAGTTGGTGCTATTCCAATGGTTGCTGTTAAGAGTGCTATGAATGGCTTTGATTGGGAGAATGGAAAGTTTATTCTACATCCTGAAGAAAAACTAACCAACTTTGATGAAGATTTTGCCAAGAAAATGAAAGACATGCAAGACAAATGGGGTTGGGCCGAATATGAGAATCGTGGACTCAAAGCAGAAATTAAGAAATTAAAGAAACTGTTGAAGGTTGAAGAATGAACGAACGAATTAAAGAACTTGCTGAACAGGCTGGATTTATGGAAGCATGGTTTTCCGAATCAGGCGATGACTGCGAACGTGAAATTAAAAAGTTCGCCGAGTTGATTGTGAGAGAATGTGCTTTACAGTGCAACCACAATGATGACATGGATCGTATACTAGAACATTTCGGAGTTGAAGAATGAATACACTAAAACTTATTGAAATTGTGGAACAGGCTGATAAGGATTACGCACTGGCATTAGTCCCAGCCGATACTTTAAAAAAGTTCGCTGAGTTGATTGTGCGAGAATGTGCAGGATTGTTTGTGGATCAAAAGTACATGATACTAAATCCACATGAGCCTTTTGCTAATGAACGAGTCCGTGCATTGAAAGAACATGACAAGGATACTGTTAGAACGATTAAAGGACATTTTGGAGTTGAAGAATGAAACAAGTTGTATATCGTTCTAGCATCCTGGCCAAGGGCAGCGCCGCACTTGAACTGTGGGAAGTCTGGCAGAAGGAAACTCGAGACCGTAATGCTGCTCAAAAGAAATTGGACACGCATATGAAGGATGTGGAAACACGCTATAAAGAATTAATGACAAGGTATGACAAATGACTGCTAAACCAAAATGTTATCAATTGATTGGAGTGCCAGGTGCTGGCAAAAGCACCTGGATTAAGAATCAAGAATGGGCCAATGATTGTGTTATTGTTTCAACCGATAATCACGTGGAACGACAGGCTGAATTTGAAGGTAAGACCTACAATGAAGTGTTCAAGGACTTCATGCCGTTCGCTGTGAAGTTGATGGCAGACGATGTTGTCAAGGCCCGTGAAGCAGGTAAGGACATTATCTGGGATCAGACCAGCACTACTGTTGAAAGCCGTGCTCGTAAGTTTAACATGTTGCCTGACTATGAGCATATTGCTATAGTGTTTGCTACTCCTGAACATAAAGAACTAGAACGGAGATTGAAAAGTCGCCCTGGAAAAGAAATTCCAGAACATGTTATTGCTAGTATGATCGCTGGTTGGGAAGAGCCCACTGAAGAAGAAGGCTTTAAAGAAATTTGGAAAGCCATATGAACCACGAACTAGGGTGGTTGGTTGTATTAATTCTGGTACTTTTTGGTTATCCAGGATTGGCCGTTTTTTTGGGCTTTCTTATTTTGATGTCATCATAATGTATATTACCAACTACGACGGCTCAGTAAATCTTCCCTATGAGGACGGTTTGCTAGAATGGCTACAAGAACATTACCCGCATTCACGATACAGGATTGAATATGTCTGAAAAGAAAGTTAAAGAACCTATTGAACATAAAGACAAATTGGGACGATTGCTCAAAGTGGGCGATTGTGTAGCATATCCGTCTAGTAATAGTTTGATGATTGGCATTGTTAAGAAACTCAATCCCAAAATGGTTGGTGTTAAACCATTAAAAAATAATTGGGGCTCGGGCAATAAATATCCGCAGGATATAGTATTGTTAGAAGGACCTGAAGTTACAATGTATTTGTTGATGGCAAATAGTTGACATTTTAGTCTATTGGTGTTATAATAACACTTTAAGAAAGAGTTATTATGAGCGGCGGACATTTTGAATATAAACAATGGGAAATCGGCAACATTGCCGACGAAGTTGAGCAGTTAATCCTCGACAACGATAGCAAAGAATTGGATCAATATGGCGATCGTAAAGGTTGTCATTTTACTCCAGAAACTATTTCAGAGTTTAAACGAGGATTGATAATTCTCCGTCAGGCGCATATCTATGCACAACGTATTGATTGGTTAGTAAGCGGTGATGACGGAGAGGATAGTTTTCATAGTCGCTTAAAAAAAGAATTGGAGAGATTAAATGCCTTGGATTGAAAATGTAGCCGCAAGTGATATCCCAATCAAATTTCATCACGATGCTGGCCCAAATAGTATGCTGATCAGCATTGTTGATCCAGCAAGTTGGCGTCCTACTCCTGCTCATACATTCAAGGAAATTCATAACTTTGAATTTTTGGATGTGGAAAAGGACGACAAAGTTCTAGACGAAGCCATGAAGTGTAGCGAAGAACAAGCCGCTGAACTTGTCAGACTACTACAACACGCACTAGATAATCGAATGAATGTTGTTGTACATTGTTTCGCAGGCGTTTGCCGTAGTGGTGCTGTTTGCGAAGTTGGTGTTATGATGGGTTTTGAAGACACTGGAAGATTCCGTAGTCCAAACTTGTTGGTCAAGCATCGTATGATGAAGGCCTTAGGTTGGACCTATGATGAAAACGAAAAGCCAAACATTGATGATTGGCGAACTTTTAAAAACAATTTTTAAGAAAGGAGATCGATATGCCAGCAGTATTTTTAGTTAGCGATACGCACTTCGGGCATATGGGTGTCTGTAAGTTTACACGCAACGACGGTGTGACTAAGTTACGCCCCTGGGATACTCCCGAGGAAATGGACGAAGAAATGATCCGCCGTTGGAATGACCGTGTGCGACCCAACGACAAAGTCTACCACTTAGGTGACGTTGTTATCAACCGCAGAGCATTACCTACGTTAGCACGGTTAAACGGCGACAAGGTCTTAATCCGCGGTAACCACGACATCTTCCGTGATGACGAGTATCGTGAATACTTTCGTGAATTAAGAGCCTACCATGTAATGAACGGTATGATCTTAAGTCATATCCCTGTTCATGAAGC